ATAGCAGACAGAGTGAAGACGAGCAGTATATTCCAGAACCCAATACGGCAGAGGCCGAGCAGCTCATTGATGAGAAACTCAACCGCCAGGCTATCGGGGGCGACGCCGATTCGGCCAAGCTGCTTGCCGAGCGCAGGCTGGAGAGAGCCATTAAGAAAGCTCGTCAGGAGATGTTCGGTATCTAAAACCTGGTATTTATGAAGCAACTTGAAGCCCTTGACCGCCTTCACCCCGATATCATTGCCTCGTTCCTTACCACTGGCAAGTCGGCGGGCATCCCGGCAGATGTGCAGGTATTCCTCAAGCAGCTGCAGTGGGCTGCGGAGGTGTATGAGTACGAGCGCAACATCAGCCGTGCCTCCAGGCAGTTGCGCCAGCGCATAGCAGCCGAGCAGGGCATTGCTCTCGATGAGCGCACCTGCAAGGCTCGCATCTATGCTGCCATCAATTATTTCAACATCGACAACAATGTGTCGGTCAAGGTGTGGGAAAACAACTATGCCGACAAGTATGAGGACCTGGCCAAGTTGTGCATCCTCTCTGGTGACAACAAGACGGCCTCCAAGTGCTACGAGCGTGCGCTTGACTGCCGTCGCAGGGCTGCCGAGATAGCCGAGGCTGACCGTGACCTGGGCATCGTGTTCCTGATATCGCCGGAGCTGCGTCCTGAAGACCTGGGCTATACCAAGGCGAGCCTGAAGGAGATAGCCGCCAAGCATAACCGCGGTTTCTATCTGAACCTGATTGACAACCTGCCCATCGAGAGTCAGGAGAAGAAACGCCTGCTCCGTGACGCAGACATTGAAGAAGCGGAATATGAGGAAATCAATGAAGAATAACCAGGCTGATATCGCCCCGCTGGAAGGTGAGACACCAGTAGCGTCGTTCGAGCGTTACTACATGAACCGCATGCAGGTGCTTGTCAATGTGATTGATCCCAACAACGTGTTTGCGGAGATTGGCCGTGCAGGTGGCAAGACTGATGGTGTGACAGGTCCCCGGCTCATCCGTGTGGCCAATGATATGCCTGGCGAGCTGTCATTCCTCGTCCACAAGACCTATGTGGCGCTGATGACAAACGTGTGGCCTAATATCCAGGCGTACTTCTCGAAGCAGTACATGGTGGGTGGCGTGATGCGTCCCATGCTGGAGTATGGCATCGACTATGTGGTAGGCGAGGCAAAGCTGCCCTCCCATTTCCGACACCCACGGTACCCCATTGCATATCCTAAGCACAGTGTGGTCTTCCGCAACGGCCATCACCTGCAGCTCGTGAGCAGTGACCAGCCCGAGTCCGTAGCCGGACGCTCAGCCGTGCATGCCATCGTGGAGGAAATGAAGCACAGCCGTGGAGAGAAGCTCAAGTCACGCCTGTTTCCCTCTTTGCGTGGTGCTTCAGCTGAAATCAGGAAGTCACCCTATTATCAAGGCGTTACCGGTGTGAGCGATACGGCACGCGTGGATCTTGGTGAGGATGACTGGTTCATCGACTATGAGAAGAATATGGACGAACGGCTTATCAGTGAGATTGCCACAGTATCCTTCCATGTAAATGCAGCCTTATGCCTGCGTTACAAGCTCATTCAGGAGCAGCGCAGTACCACGAATCCTGTCACACTTGAGCGCATACGCCTTGACCTTGAGAAGCAGGAGCGTACCCTTGCTCTTTGGAAGCCGCGCCTGGCTGATATGCGGCGTAACGCCACGCTCTATATCCGTGCCAGTTCGTTTGTCAACAAGGAAATACTGGGGCCGAAGTTCTTCAAGACCCAGCTCGAAACGCTTGACATGGATGAGTTCCTAACCTCCATCTGTGCCATCCGCCATAAGGAGGTGGTCAACAAGTTCTTTGCCTACTACAATAAAGAAAGACATCAGTTCTCAGACTCATACATTTACGAATCCATCCTGAAGCTCGACTTGAAGGAGCATTTCATTCTGACTGCGCACTATCTGAAGCACTATGACAAGCGTGATGAATTGCTAGTGGGATATGACCCCGGGCACTTTTCGTCTATTATAGTGGCTCAGGAAAAAGACTACGGACGCGAGTTGCGGGCTATCAAGGAGTTTTTCTGCTGTTATCCGGAAGAACAGCCGGAGCTTGCACGCCAGTTCTATGATTTCTTCGGGCATGACTCAGTTAACAAGCGCATATTGCTGTACCATGACCGTGCCGGCAACAAGAGGCGTGAGGATCTGGAGCAGATCACCACCGATGCGCGTGCCTTAAAACGTGAGCTGGAATCATACGGCTTTGAAGTGGAGCTGATGAACGAGGGACAGGCTACCATCTACCATTGGCAGCAGTTCAAGCTGCTGCAGCTGTTGTTCAGTGGCAGAAGCCGCGCGTTGCCTTCCGTGCTCATTGACGAGAACGAGTGCAAAAACCTATGTAGTGCCATCATGCTATCACCGTTGAAAAAGACAGAGGGTCGCATCGAGCTTGACAAAAGCTCAGAGAAGACTGTACCACTCAAGCAGCAAGCCGGACTTACAACGCAGCTCCCAAGTGCCTTCATATACCTGCTTTTCGGCAGATATGGGTCAAAAGTGCTGTCGGAGTTGTCATCGATGCCTGATAATTTGCCTGATAATTTTTCTGCATAATAGAATAATGATCCCTTTTGACATTGAAAAACTTGTTATATGGCTTAAAACCAACCAACAATGTTTTCGGAAATAATTTGCCGGCAATTTGCCTCACCCGATTATGCACGCACCGCTGAAAAGTCCGCTTGCTGTGCACCCGCCTCCCTTGGGATGGAAATATGACGGTTGTGTGGGTGTGGTCCTTTCCTGCGGTTAGTCAATGCCTTACTTTTGGATATGGAAACGACGATGAAGGGTATAGATGCCATGCGGTGGGCACGTGAGATATCCAAGCTGCCTGATGGTCATTTCACGGTGGCCTTCTTCCCATGTTCAAGGGTAAAGGGTACCGCATCGACGAAACTGGAGGTGAAAGAGGGTTGCAGATGGCGAACACAGTTGCCGGAGGAACGCTTCTCCATCAATGGGGATCATTTCTTCCTGTTTACCGATGGTGCTGGGGAGCCTAAGATGTGCTATAAGATCCTTATCAGATACATGGGTTTCCCGAATGACGGATATAAACTTCACAAGATAGACTGGTTATGAAAGAACAGATCAAGATTGTCGGTAACGTTGGCACATATATTGAGGATGGCAACGTGATATCGTTCCAGATGGGTGATAGACCAATGTCATCCGTCTTGGATCCAGATCCTCTTTTTCCTTCGTTTGAAGGTGGCATGCCCGACTACCGCTGGCAGACTGTGCAGGGGTTCCAGGTGGTGACACGTGGGTACAACGACAGGAAATGCGAGGAGATCGCATCAGATATCAAGAAAAACAGGTTGCTGCCACGTCTTATTACCAAACAGGTGAATATGCTATACGGACATGGGCCTGCAGTGTATGTCAATAAATTGGAGGGCGGTAAGCTGAAGCGTGAATGGATAGAGTGCCCTGAAGTGATGGGCTGGCTTGATAGCTGGTCTGCTCATGGAATTGAGACAGACTATAAGGAGTTTGCCAAGTCAATCATTAAGAATTTCTATTATTTCCACGATTTCTTCGTTAAATGGAGATTCTCGATGGGCAAGGAGAGGGGAGCAATGGCGGTTGCTGGTCTTGAGTCAGTAGAGAATCGTCTTTGCCGCCTGGCAACACAGAAAAGAGATGCTGCCACAGATGTGGTCTATTATAAAGATTTCCGCCATATAGCTGTGGGTAAATGGGATAACGGCATATCTACTTTCAAGATCTATCCGAAGTTCTCGGTTGAAAATATTCAGGACTACCGCTTTGCAGCCATCAGCCACCACCGTGAAAAGTCGGTAGATGATTTCTATGGAGTGAACGAGACACACGAGGGCACACGCTCTTATATCCGTGGCTCCAACGAGACGGCCGATTATATTAACTCCTTCCTGAAGAATGCGCTTGCAGCCAAGATCCACATTGTCATTCCCAATGCCTGGATAGAATCTAAGCGCAATCAGATAACCAGACTTTGTGAAGAGAACAAGAAACGTGCTTCCAAGGGCGAATCAAAACTCAAGTACAACGGCATAGATATCGGTACTTCTTTCAAGGAGTCAGTACTGATTCAATACATCCAGCAGGAACTCCGGAATATATCCCAATACCTCTCTGGAGCCGATAATCAAGGCAAGGCGTATGCCACCTACAGCTTCAAGAACAGTTCTGGGGAGGAAGAAAGATGGAAGATCGAAACTGTTGACTTGAAATATAAAGAGTATGTTGATGCCCTGATATCCTATGACAAACGTGCTGATGAGGTATTGCTTTCCAGTGTGGGGCTTGACTCCTCGATATCGAGTGTCAGCAAGGATGGTGTGATATCAAAGTCAGGTGCTGATGCTTACTATAATTACCTGATCTATATCCTCTCCCTCACGTCAGAGGATGAGATTTGCTCAGAGCCTTTCAACCTGGCGCTGGCTGTCAATTTCCCCGACCTCTATGCCCAGGGTATGCGTATTGGCTATTATCGTGAAGTTCCGTCACGGCAGGAGGATGTTTCACCCAAAGACAGACTTAATAACCAGCAGTCATGATATTAGAAGACCTTTTCACCGACTTGGCCACCTTCAGAAGGTATGCGCCTTATGTGGAGTCCAACGTTGACTTCAAGCACCTGAATTCCTCAGCTATTACGGCAAGGAAGCAGATTGTCATCATACTTACCAATGATGTATTTGCCTATGTGGCTTCCAAAACCAATACGGAAAAAGAAGCTCTCCTTTCGGCCATGGCCAACCTCACCCTTGCCAAGCAGATGGTGTTCGACGTCATCAGCCAGCGCAAGAACGATATCGATATCTATAAGCACGAGCAGGAACAGATGCGGCGTGCCTACATCGACAATTATTTCAATGCCATGGATACGCTGCTGCAGCTGCTTGCCGATGACAATGGATCCGGGTGGAGCGGCACACGCTACCAGAAGATGGTCAGCACCCTGAAGCTGAAGAATGCTGCAGACTTCGATGCGGTCTATCCCATCGACCTCTCCTATCTGTTCTTCTTCCGTACCATCCCCCTGCAGGCAGAAGCCCTGGACGATTATCTCAAAGGATACTACGACAGGGCTTCCGGGCGTGAAGATATAATTCCCATGCTCAACCGTGTTCTTGCCAAGATAACTGTTGCCATCGCCCTGCGCAGGTTCGATATCATTGAGTTTCCACCTACCATCCGCTCGCTTTTCGACGACTCCAAGGCACAGCGTACCGGGCGTGACGAGCAGCAGCGGATGTTGGAGCTGTCTGACTCGCTGATGAATGAGGCAAAGTCGCTGCTGGCAGACATTGACCTGATGCTTTCTGCAGAAAGTGGGAGCATCGAGACAGAGACCTCTTTCAATCGCCAGGACGACAAAATCATATTGATGGCATGAAGGATGAATGCATCATATTCATGGCTGGAGGCAGGGAATTCTCAGTTCCCAACTCCTGGCACACGCTCACACCTGAACAGTATGTGGGGTTGATGGGTGATCTGGTGGATTATGCTGCAGGTAAGATACCCGTAGGCAATGTGCGTGTAAACCATGTGTGCAGATCCATGGGGTGGGAGATGGGAAAAGTGCGTGATGTGTCTGCCGTGCAAAATATACTGATGTTGGCAGAGCAGATAACCTTCCCTTTCAAGATAGAGTATCCCGACCATGACGCGGCTCTTGAGGGGCTCGATGCTGAGACTTACAGACAGTGCAAGCGTGTTGATCCGCATCTTCTGCAGGGCGTGCCCATTGCACATTACCTGCAGAAGACAGATTACCGCTATGTTCTCGACTGCTGTTTCTGTGCCCAGCTGTTGCCGGTTCTTGAGGTTGGGGAGGAAAAATACCAGGCATACGATATCAACCTCTCTTTCGGCCGCCTCTCCACCACACTCACAGCCCTGCAGTTCATCGAGGCGCGTGATCTGGACGGTGGCTCAGTTGATTCTCTGCCTCTGTTGGCAGCCGTGCTCTACTACCCTGGGCGTTACTCTTCAGAGGGTGCCCATCGCCTGGCCGTGCGCATGAAGCAACTGGATAACGCCTTGCTGGCTGCCATTGCATTCAATTTCCGTGCTTTCGTCAACTATCTTTTCACCCAAACCGCCTTCAAGCTGCTTACGGAGCCTCGTGGCACATCACATTCTGCCATTTCCACCGGTGCGCTCGAGGCTCTGTACGGCTTGAGTTCCGACGGTCTCGGCGATGCCGACCAGGTGGAGCATCTCAACCTGATACAGTACCTCACCATCTTGCGCAAGAAGCTCATCGACAGTGTCAGGAGCCTTCATGCTGCCAAGATGGAACTGACGGATATTGAGAAGGAAACAGGGCTTCCCGTAAGTGTCATCAAGGATATTATTTAACAAAAACTGTTTTCGCAATGAACCCGATCTTAGACCTTTTCAAGTATTTTGCTCGGTTTCCTGCCCGTGAGGGAGTGCTTTCCATCTTCCTTAACGGCAGCAGCAGCTACGGGCAGTATGCAGAGCTGAAAGCTTATGTAGAATCCATTGCTGAACCATACGTTCCTGAGATAAGCAGCCTGGTATTCGGGCAGGATCTTGCCGATGTGAAGCGGCGGATTGATTCCATATCGGGCAATTACCTTTTCATCGATTTCGGCGAGTTCTCGTCCACGCAGCTCCACAATTCGTTCACTGAGACGCAGAAGCTGGCTGTCACTGTTGCCGATAAGGTACCTGACTCTGCAGACATGGTGGAGTCCGCCATCGTTTCTGATGCTACTCTCCAGCTGCTTGTTCTGGTACGCCAGCAGCTGCTCATCGACAGCCATAGCGAGGCATACCCCTGGCTGGAGAGGATATCGGGCAGTCATGACATCATCCCTTTCGTGGCACCCGAACTCAAGAGTTTGGGCTGGACACTCATGTTCGAGTCCGAGGCTTCCGACCTCTTCAATGTCAAGCCGGCATTGTTGTCGGATGAAGATTAGTATTGTTGAAGGCAACGGATTACTATCGACAAGGCATGCAGATTACTAATGTCTGCAGGTAAAAGCTAATATTAAACATAATACTATGAACAGACTTCTTCTTTTCATCCTGGCATCCTGCCTTCTGACAGGATGCCGATCATCTAAGACGGCTTCCTCGTCTATGGAGCAGAATCTCACGTCTTCTGTTGCCCAGGCATCAGATTCGGTAGGCCTTTCCCTGTCACGCCAGTTGCAGCGTATGCTGGGGGAGGGCACCTTCAGTGCCCGTATCATCCGTTTCAACCCATCAGCTGATTCATTGCCTCCGGTCATTTTCCCCAGTCAGCCCCTGCCTGCCTCTGCAGAATCTCCTCTCCCCTCAGGCAGCCATTATCAGCCTGAAGCTTCATCGTCACATTTTAGGCCCATGCCCTGGCTCTTGCCATTCGGCCAGATATCATCTATTACCGATATCCAGTTCAACGGGCTTGTACTGCAAGAGTCAGAGTCAGGATCTGCATCCATGGCGCAGGAAAGCGACGCTACTTCTGTAGATTTAGACGCCCGGTTAACGGAGAAAGAATCAACCGAGGTCAAACCTGTCCGCTACCCATGGTACAAGCATCTCATCCTATTTGCTTTTGCTGCGTTAGTTCTCGGAACCATCGCTTCCATCCTATCAAGGTGCAGGATTGGGCGTGGCCAGAACTGAGAATTATACGTTCAGTTCGAATCTCACGCCCTCGTCACCGTTCAGCAGCTGGGCTGTATGCTCCAGGTTGTTTTCGTAGATGTGTACGTTACCCAGATTGAGCGTGATTGATTTCAGTGGGATGTCTATCTGCCTTGCCATCAGATACAGGTGGTAGATGTCGGCGGGCAGCCCAAGGTTAGCGTCGCTACTCCGTTGGTAGGCTGATACCACCAGTTCCCCACCGTCAATCTGGAACTGCACGAGGCTCAGGCATGGTGCCTGGTTACTTTCAGCGCCGGTCTCACCAAGAAACAGCACATAGTTTTTGCTATTTCTCTTCTCCCTGTTGATACGTGCAAGCAGTGGGGGTAGTTTCTCGAAATAGGTGGGGTAGCTGTTCACCAGCACACTGCCGCAGTAGTCCCACCAGTTGATGCCTGCTTCCCTGTACTTCTCCACCTGGCGCTCGCCTTTCATGAATAGCTGCAGTTCGTTCCTGAGCTTCTTCCTGGCTATGCCGTGGCTCTCGAAGATATCCAGCAGGTCAGCCGGGCTGAGTGACAGCTGCTGGTTCAGCAGGTATTTGATGTTTCCCTTTTTGTTTGTCTGCAGCTTTCCGTGCTGCATGATCTCGTTAAGAATAAAATGATACTTGTTCATACTTCCGGGTTATTGGTTCACCCAAAGGTAAGAACAACTTTTATGATCAAGGGGATAATGGCAGTTCATCTCGCTGCATCGGGGTTGCAGTCGTTACCAAGCCTGCTGATGATGGCATACACGCTTCTCTCGCTTACCCCGTATTTGTCGGAGAGCACGGCCACGATATAGGTCATCTTCCATCCCATTCCGTTCATCTCGAGGTATTCTTTGTAGAGGTCAATATACTCCGTGTCCTCCGTCCTGATGCCCATCGCCCTCAGTTTCTTCAGCAACTCCCTGTTCAGTTCCAGTGCCTCTATTACTTTCATGCTTTTTTATGGGCTAAAGTACCGGAATTGTCATCCGTTGCAAAGGACATGCTGGCAGCAATGTCCCCACGAGTTGTGAAGACAACTTGTGCAATTTGCCTTTCTGGTATTTTTATACACAAAAAAAGTGCGAGCAGATCTGCACGCACTTTTTTGTACCACATTTTAATTGTTCATTTAACTTGCATGAAAGTCTCACCGATCTTATGTAAGCCCGCCACGATGCGTTGCCTTTGCTGAGGTCTGGGAACCTTGATTCCATTTGCATAGTGGCTGAGCTGCTGCTCGTTGATGCCAGATGCCCTTGCGATGGCTGCAAGTGAAGTGTAAGGCTCACATGCTCGGATGAGCGCTGCAGCGTCAAGCTGCCATTCAAACTCTTTGTTGTTTTCACTTACCCAATCTGGGATACTGTCTCCGTCTTCTCTCATCCCATCGATGTGGAACTCGAATGCTTCCTTGAAGTTTTTCTTCAGTTCTTCCAGTGTCTTGCCTGTAGCTACCACCGCTCCGATTTTTTCGTCAGCGAAGTAGGCGGAGAAATTCTTGTCTGTCCAAGACACCTTTACAGTTTTTTCCATTTTTTTTTAAGGATTATTGCTCATAGTCTTTCATGATATAGTCTCAAGGTTACGGGTGGGGTGGTCATTTCCACCCCGCCTGCTTGAAGATGCTGTTCAGTAGTTCCTGATCCAGCGTGTCGCTCAGGTGACCGTTCACCGTCACCTTCCCTTTTTTCGTCAGATGCTTGAACTGACGGTGGTCTCCCTTGGTCCTGGCCAGGTACCAACCGTCCTTTTTCAGCATCTCGATCACTTTTTTTACCTTTAATGGTTTCATGCAAATATCATTTACTTCTGCAAAGGTATAAATTTTAATACTATTTTCCAAATTTTTTGCAAGAAAAGTATTAAAAGAAATACTATTTGTTGCTTTTTATCCTTTGTTTTATCTTTGCGATCTCCATCCTTACCATTAATTTATTATCTCTATTTGTTATTGTGTGACCAATAGCTTAATCTTTAAAGGCGGAATAACCTCCAATAATATTATTATCAAAATAATAGTTAAAATTATTGTGCTATAGAAAATAATTCATACCTTTGCCTGCGACAAGTGCATCATTTTTATAGCTATGGGAACTGCTTCAATAACAATAACATCAAGTGTTGGGCAAGAGTCTTTGACAGTAAAGCATATTAAAACGAACAATATAGAGGTTATCTCCAGTACCTATCCCGTGTCTGAGAATTCAGAGACTTCTCTGAAGTTTGCCATCATTAAGTCCAAGGGCTCAGCATTCGAGGACGCGCTGCTCGGGAAGAATGCGGAGGATGCTATGAGACTGTTGCTTACTGCGGTAAACAACCGCACGCGCGAAAGGAACTTTTTTAGGCTTTACTGTGACTATCTAGACGGGAGCATCAGCGAGAATGAGTACAACAAGGAACTTGATGAGCATATATCCGAATACATGGTATCCCAGAATGAGGTACCTGATGAAGACAAGCTGGAACTTGCCTTGAAGATTGCGAAGCAAATCAAAGATGTCTCCAGTATAGAGGATTTTGCAGCTTTGTTCTCTTTTGATGGGGGTAAAGTTAAACAACTATCCCAGCTATGACTAAGTTTGTAGATTTTGGCGAAACCATCCATGCTGACCATACGAATGTGCAGTCAAGGAAGATTCTGAAAAAAGGCCCTCGTGAGCATCCTGACACCAAGGAACGCATGATGCTTTACGAATGTGACCGTAACTCATATACAGAGATTGTGAAGGAATGCTGTGAGGCCGACAAGAATAAGCTATATGCCAAAGGATATCACGATTGTCTGGGCGATTGTCTCGATGCTTATGCCATCAATGTATATGTAAGGTCGAGAACGATGCTTCGCACAGAGGTGAAGGAAGGGGTGACAGCGCGCCATGGTGCACAGTTTATCTATCCGCGCGACTATGCCATAAGCACCATAAGGACACCGCTTCAAAACTTGGAGAAATGCCTCCAAACAAGAAAACAGCAGCTTTTGGAAAAGAATTAAATATAAAATCTTTTTTGCTATGATAGTTGAGATCTTAACCGTGGCGGACTATGCACAGGAAACGAATGGTAAGCTGACCATCGTAGGTACTTTCAATGAGTTCCGGGTTGATAGCTTCCCAGCTTTAGGAAACGCTTACTTGGTCATGAGGTGCAGGATAATGGCTGACGAGCCCCAGCCAAAGCAGTTTCATGTGCAACTTTGCACATCGGACGGCAAAGAGAAACTTCTCTCTTTCGACATTGAAGTAACGGGCCAGTTGGCAAACAAGGTAGTGCCTTCATTATCGCTGAATATGGTTGTCAAGATTGATATCAAGTTTGAACATGCAGGCATGTATGTTGCAGAGGTGATGTCTGATACAGGCTATCATGGCATGGTTCCACTGACAGTAGTGCACAATCAGCCGCAAGCTAAAGCGGACTGATTTTATCCTTAGTCACAAGAATTCGGGGTTGTGTCCATTTTGGCACAACCTCTTTTTTCTCCTCCGTGAGGGATTTTTTCATCCCTCGTGAGGGAATTATCCCCTCCCCAATCCTTTCCAATTCTTGTAATTTTGGAAATAATTGCAAGGTTTTAGGAAATTTCCCCCAAATTTCCGCTAATTTCCCCAATTTTCCCCACTATTATTTTGATAATTCAATTTCTCTCCCTATCTTTGCCAATGCAATACAGAAGCATGGTTGGTGCTTTATCCAACTCCGTAGGACGCATCGGTCAATTGCGGTCCACATTAGCGAATGCGGGCTTTTTTCATGCCCTGCCGGCAAAGGCCATATAGAGCACGTCCTCGAAATGGTCGGCCTTGTACGAAACATATATATTATAGGTGTAGCTTGATAGAGCCTCTATAATCACTCTACGGCTGCCCACCCGGAAAGACTTTTTTCGCTCCTTGGAGTTGACAACTGTGCTTTTGTATTGCAGCGGGTGAGGTGGCCGTTCTTTTTTCCACCGAATTGCAATACAAAAGTACAGTTATGTTAAAGAAAAGTTTCGTACAGGGTATGGTTCCGCAGGCCGGAGCCGCCCTCGCCCCCCAGGGGCAGCAGCTGCACGCTGCAGATGTGGCCAGAGTCGTTCTTGCCTACCTCAACTGCCGTTCCCGCATCATGCGGGCAGCGTTCTCCACCGTCCTCCGCTCCGAGGCCTTCTCCATCGCCGCAGGTTTCGTCAGCGCCGTCGTGATGCTCTTTAGCATCTGGTCACTTCTCTGGATTGTCTCAATAATGATGGAGGGCTGAGCTATGACAAGGGTAATAGGCAATATCAGCGAGTGCGTGCCCAAGAATTCGCTGCTCGAAGGTTTCCAGCAGTGGCTGCGCCGTTTCGACGGTTGTGAGTTCACAGAAGAAGACTGGGAGGCGTTCAAACGTCAGGTGACCAATGAGGTGCAGAGCAGGAATTCAGCCTGGAAGTCGGGCAAGAACCTGATAATGGTCAGTTTCAACGAGAGGGTGATATTTGTGTGTTGTCAGGATTCCGCGTGTGGCAATCACTCCCGCCAGATGACCATTGAGGTTATCCGTGTAAGGTCGGAGTATGACAGGCAGCGTGGCATCACCAGGCGTGTCTGGAATGATGCGCATGCTGTCAGGGAAGGAGGTGCGTCATGAGCGAGAGGATAAAAGAAGAGGTCCAGGTGTTGCGCGTCAGCGTCTATTCCCCCCTCGATGCCAACAATGACCGCTTGGCTAAAGATCTTTATTCGTTCAGCAGCGCGCTCACCGGCCTTCAGGTCAGGGTGTCGCAGCGTGACCGCTTCATGCATGAGGCCTTGCGGGCGCTTGGCGGTGTCTGCAGTGGCCTGTCTGTAAGTTTCGATGCTGATGGCGTTGCTGATGATGACACGGTGCCCGTCCTCATCTGTGGCGTTCCTGCCGGCAGCATCCAGTTCATAGCCTTGAAGCGGGGCAATCCGTTTGCAGCCCTCCAAGGGTTCCGGAAAGGAGGTGAGTCATGAAAGAAGAGCAAACCACACCCGCTGTGTTCGAGATACTGCAGAGCTTCATCATGTCCTCGTCTGGAGATGTTAGTACCGATTACAACCTTATCGCCGTCGACCGGGGCTCCATCAGCGACCTCACCATGCGCGACCTTGTCCATTTACGTGACTTCTTAAACTACTATATTTGCGAGGAAGGAGGGAAATGTGGAAGAGTAGAGACGTAACATTTTTTTATACATGCCAATTATTTTGTAAGCGCGGTGGCTCCGCCGTGAGGCGTGGCCCCGCTTTTATTAAAAACAGTATTACCATGGTAACAGATGAAATGATCCGTAAGCAGTTTGTCCACCAGACGCTCTCACAGGGCATCGGCAAGATCTACCAGACCCAGCAGAACGTGGTGGCCACCTACCTGCAGCAGCGTTCCGGCCAGCTGCAGTCACACCTCATGCGCCGCCCTTTCAACAGTGAGTCGGCCGACGACCGCACCGTGTTCTATGTCCGCATCCTGCCTTATCTTCGTTTCCTCGACATCAGCTACCGCCGTGGCCGCACCGACCGCGTCAGCCGCCACATCCGTTCCCAGCTCGCCTTCTACAACCGCGTCGTCTGGGGCGTGCTCTACCATGAGACCTTCCCCGAGCTGCGCTATGGCTTCAGCCAGCAGATTCGTGAAGGCATCCGTCAGCAGCTGGAGCAGGCGGTCAACCCCGAAAAAACCTCGTAATAGTTTTTATTATTAAATTAATAGTGTTATATTTGCAGAAAGAAAAGGAGATTATCATGGCTGTTATTGGATTTGTCATATTCGTGTTAAGTTATATAGGGGGTATTTGGGCCCTGAAACCATCCCGAATGGGATATTATGACAATCTCTCCTATTGGGTTTTTGCCCTGTGGTTCCCCGTGTTGGGCATCATCTTCTGGTACATCTTCTTTTATCCGGCAATTAGGAGGTGGTAGGCATCCCCTGTCTGCTCTTTTATTACATCTCCCGCAAGTAAGTCCTTTTCCTTCACCTTCCTCTCCTTTACCTTTGCCATAAAACATCACAGTTATGGCAAAGAAAAATCTGTCTGAAGACGAAATCAAGTACATCGTGTCTGCCGAGACCTCCAAGGCCCAGAAAGAGATTCATGAGCTTTCCAAGGCCAACAAGGAGCTTGCTTCCGAAAACCGCAAGCGTCTTGATAAGATGATTGAGTTGGAGGCTCAGAGCAAGAAGAACACGCAGGAGTATCAGCAGCTGCGCAAGGAGTATGATGCCGAGCGCAAGCAGATCAATCAGAACAATAAGCTCATTGCTGAGCGCACCCGCCAGCTCGATGTCAATGCCATGTCCATGGTGCAGCTGCGCAAGCAGGCCAAGGATCTCAAGCGCGAGCTCGACAATACCGCCCAGGCACTGGAGCCGGAGCGCTATGCCGAGCTGGAGGCGGAACTGGCCAAGGTCAACGGCCGCATGACCGAACTGAAGACCAGGGTAGGTGAGGTCAAGCAGGAAGCGCAGGGCTTCAGTTTCAAAGATTGGTTCTTGGGGACGGCTGTTTCAAGGGTTTTGGTAGATTCCTTGCAGCAAATGGCCACATGGTTCCGCAACGTCGCTGCTGAGGGTGTTGAGATGGCACAGGCAGCCGATGGTGTCACCCGTGCCTTCCGTCAGCTCGACGACGGCCATATCCTCGACAACCTGCGCCAGGCCACCAAGGGCACCGTCACCGACCTCGACCTCATGAAGGCAGCCGTCCAGGCCAAGGATTTCCGCATACCGCTGGAGGATCTGGGCAAGTACCTCCAGTTCGCCCAGCTCAAGGCACAGCAGACGGGGCAGTCGGTCGAGTATATGACCAACTCCATCGTCACAGGTCTGGGTCGTAAGTCCGTCATGATTCTCGACAATCTGGGCATCTCTGCCTCCGAGGTCAACGAGCAGATCAAGCAGGGTGCCGGGTTCACCCAGGCGGTGGCCAACATCGTCGATAAGCAGCTGGCGGCAGCTGGTGAGAACTATGTCTCCGCTGCCGACCGTGCATCAGCAGCTGCTGTCAACTTCAGGAACAAGCAGCTGGAGTTGGGGCAGGCACTGTTGCCTGTCAAGGAGAGGTTTGAGGAAGTTTTTAACTTCGGTGTGAGCCGTTTGATGGATCTCGCCACATGGATTGCCAAGAACCTCGATGTCATCGGTCCGCTCACCACAGCCATAGGTGCATATGTTCTGGCCATGAAGGCAGCGGCAGCCATTTCCGCCCTGCATGTCAAGTCGCTCATCCAGGAGAAGGTGCAG